GCTTCCGCTGCTCAAACCACAGGGCAAACAGTTCCTTATGCTCCACCGTGTCGTCCTGCACCAGGACAATTTGATCCGGTGCATACACTGCAGACCGGGGGCGCGGCTGCTCCTCTGTGCTGGCATACAGCAGCTCGCAGCTTTCGCCGTATATACCCATGGCCTTGCCAATCCGCTGATCCACGGTGGCAATGTTTTGACTGTGATAGGCAGCCATAACGGCAGAAATGTCAATTTCCTTGCCGCACAGATCGCACAGGCCGTCTTTGTTTTCGTCCACAGCGTTATGCCGGATCAGGTTGCCGCTTTGCCGATCCAGCTTGGCCTCCACCGTAGACACCAGGGACAGCTTGGCCTGGCTGTCTTTCTTGTCCTTGTCGTTACAGTCGTACTTGACCGGCTCGCTCAGGAAATAGCCACGGATAATGTCCACGATATACTTGGCGTAGTTGGCCTCGGCCCGCACATCGTTCTCGTCCTCTCCTCGGTGGATTTGCGGCACGCCAATATATCGGCCATAGAGGGCACGGCAGCGCCGCTCATATTCGTTTGCCCGACCGACCACATAATCAATCACGGCAGACGACAGTACGCCCTGTTCCGCCTCCGGCACATCCCGCCGGTTCATGTAAAGTATCATATTCAATTCCTCCTTGTTACGATCCGCCCCAAAGCGGTGCTTACAAAATAGCGCATGGCGTCCATGGCGTGGTCGTCCTGCTTCACCGGCTCGTCCCGGCCAGCCTCCGCCGCTTTGTCATACCAACGATAAGCGTAAAACTCTGCAATGGTGCGGGTGCAATCCTTGCTGAACAGCAGATCCGCCCGCTGCAATAGCGTACATACGGTACGGATTCCATCCAGCACCGCGTTATCCGCCTTTAATACCTTGAGCCCCCGCCTTTGCAGTTCTGTAATGAAAGAGGCCGCCGAAGGGTCAACCACCACGCAGGTATACGGCGTATCGCCGATAAAGGCCATCATCTCGTCCGCATACTCTGCGTCCGTCCTTTGTTTATGGTTCTCTCGCCCGGAATAGTAATACTCCTTGGTGCATAGCCATTTGCCATGGTATTTGCGCCACATCAGGAACACCGTAGGGTTTAGCGTACCGTAATCCACACTGATATAGGCAGAACCTTGCAGTTCGTTATCCGGCGGCAGCGGAATACAGTGCCGACTTTCGTCAAACATATCGTAGATCAGGCCCTCTGCCACTTTCCATTCGCCCAGAATGTACCGAGCATAAAAAACGCCCGCGTACATCGTTCTGTACCGGGCTTTGACCTCCTCAGTTAAGGACAAATTATCGTCCATCGTAAAGTGAAGGTAGAGTATTCGCTTTTCTTGCCGCTTCTCCGGCAAGATCCATTCTTCATAAAACCAGTGATGTGGGTTATCCGGGTTGCAGTTGAACCAGAATTTTGCACCACTGACAGAGCACCGGGCGGTGGCCTGCTGCACAAAGGACTGGGGCATTAAAGCCACCTCGTCAAAGAACACACCGGCCAGGGTCATACCCTGTATCAGATCCTGGCTGCTTTCGTCCTTGCCGCCAAAGATATAAAATGCGTTTTCTGTGCCGCCCCGCGTCACCACAAGCACATTGTCGCTACGGCTGTATTTTACCTGATACCCGCGACTTTGCAGCATTGCAGGCAGAAAAGAAAGCACATTCCGGCGAAAGGAGCTGATCGTCTTTCCGCACATGGCAAAGTTCATGCCGCTGTAGGTACTCATAGCCCACAGAATATAGCTAAGCGCCATACTCACCGTCTTACCGGATCGTATAGCGCCGTCTGCAATTATTCCGTTTTTGTCGCTCACAGGTGATGTTTTGCACCACCAGGTGAGCACCTGGAGCTGCTTGGCGGAGAATGGCTGAAAATGAAAGGTACTTATTCTTCCCATACCTGTTCACCCGCTTTCTGCTCCAAGGCTTCCAAGAAGCCATCGTCCGTCTGTTCATCTTCATGCCCTCGGGCCAATTCAAAGTGACGCAGAAGCTCTGCCAGGGCTTTCACCCGATCAGAGGTATTCGGCGGTTTCGCCGTCTCTGCAAACCCGATGGAGCACAGTGCGTTCAGCACATCCGTTGCGGTGAAATCCAACTTGTCCAGCTTTCGCTTTTCCAGGTCAGCGATAAATTTTTTTACCTTATCATTTCTTAGCAATCGGCTTGCTTGGCTTTCTGCGCTCCCGGGCGCCTTACAATTTGGGTAAGCAGCCTGGTAGGACCGTTTCCCGTTATGGTCGAGCACATATTCATAACAGAACAGCCTTTGTTTAGGTGTTAAGGTCTCTTTACCCACGCTGCTCACCTCCTTTATGTAGTAAATTCGCACATTACTCAAATTCATGCATTACTCTTTGTTGTTCTTGATTGCCAAGAAAATACCTACGACAGCGACAACAAAAATAACACCGGCAATAATCAGTGCTTCATCTGACTGCTTTGGGTATTTTTCCTGGAATTCCATTAAATCGAGAATTGAGCCAAGTGCAAAAGAAGCTGCGGTAACAATAAGGGAAATTTCCGCAATTCGCATTCTTTTTTTATCGTCCATTTTTCTCCTCCTTTCTGCTCACCATAATTATAGCACATCTGAAAACAGGCCTCGTAGTAACCGCATTTTGGGAAGGGAAAGCACAAAGGCAAAAACCAAAGAGCGCACCGTTTGGAGCGCTCTTTCAATCTGTTTGGCAGTTTATACTATAACACAGACGGCAACCTGCATACTATAACATCAACATGCATTGCATAGTGGTTTTTTATTTTTCGCATTCCAGCATATCCAGGGACTGCGGGTGAATGCGAGAGACCAGGTGATTGTATGTAATATCTTCGTCTACAGCGATCTTCTCAAAAGTGTCACCGTTCAAATACCGCCGACGCAACACACGCCGGTGCAACGGACTGCGCACCTGCTCAATAGCAGCCTCAATTTCTGCCCGCTGCAACAGAGCAAGCCGGACTTGTTGGTCCAGCTTCTCTTTCAGTTCTATAATGCGATCTACCGTCAAGGTAAAATCTGCCCGCTGCCTGCCTCCCGGCGTGGGAGAGAGGGAAGCCGTGATCTTTTGCGCCCGGCTGTTCAGTTCTTCGATCTCCTGTTGTGTAATCTCAACCTCCGCCCAGCACTCCCGATAGCGTTGCAGCCATTCCTTCTTTTCGTTGTTCGTCATTTTTCCTCCTGCTTTTTATTCCGCTCATTTCTTAAAGTTCGGACCAAAGCCGATCACGCCGAAAAATGCAACAATGACAGCCCCGGCCACAAGAATGATTTGTGCTGCTGTACACATCCTGCTCACCTCCCTGTGCTCCCGAACCCACCATTTCCGCGTTCGGTGTCTGCCAGCTTTTCCACCAGCACCAGATCCGGCGTGTCGATCTTGACCACCACCAGCTGGCTGATCTTGTCCCCACGGCGCACGGTGTAATCCATACCGCTGTGGTTGTACAGTTTGACGGCAATGCTGCCAGTGTAGCCAACATCAATCACGCCCTCGCTTGTAATGCCGTACTTAACATTCAATCCGCTTTTTGATTTGAGAAAGCCTGCGGTATTTGGCGGCAACTCAATATGTACCCCGGTGTCAACTGTCACCGCTCCATGTGCCGGAATTACCGTGTCCTCCGGTGACAGCAGGTCAAGCCCTGCGTCCGTTTCGTGTGCTCGTACAGGCATCAACGCCTGCTTGTCAAGTTGAATGTTCATTATTCATCCTCCTCGTAGATAATCTCCAATCCGTATAACAACGCTGCACGATGTTCAACACGGCAGCCTCTGGCTTGCCACCAGCCACGGCAGAAGTAAGCAGCGTGACACTTGCTCATATTCTCCAGCGACTTGGCAAGGAAACACAGCGGGATATTGACCACGCCTCTTTCTTTCATTGCCTTATCGCTGTACCACTCATCAGTAAACAGCGTGTTCACGACCTCATATCCTCTTTCCTTCAATGCCTGGATTGCTTTATCTCTTGTAGCGATAATCTCCGCCTCACTCTTTCCAGCCATCGGCTGGCTCAACATTGCTTTCTTCATATAGTTAATCTCCCATTTTTATTTGTTCATAATCACTTTTAACTACTGTTCTTGGCTTATACTCTGCAAAATTTCCGTTCTCATCTTGCCTAAATATATCTGCGTTCAAAAATTCAAAATGTTTACATTTGTTAGGTCTTTTTGCTTTAACAGCTTTGTAAAACCTACCTGCACCATTATCTCCGCAGAGAGCATTTGCTGTACAAATGAAATCGGTACACTCGCCGTTATAATCAAGAGCATTTGCACAATATCTGCAATACTGATTTTTAGGTTGTTCCATTGTTAAGCTCCATTAACTTCGATTCTGCTTTTGATTTGTCAAAATAAATATTATCAATGTCAAAATCAATTCCGTCAAAATCATAAACTGTTAGATTTTTGCCGTCATGTTCAAAGCAAAAAAACTTGTCTTTCGTCTATGAAATATTCGGTATATTTTCCTTTCTCAAGCCTCTGGTCGATAATAAAGAAATCATCCCCAACCTTACAAGGCAACTCAACAAGCCTGTCACTTTGCAACAGTTCAATAATTTTTCCTATTGCTTGCACATCATGCCGTAATTCGCTAAATTGACTTTTACCTAAATCACTCTTTAAATTTTCTAACAATTTGATACAATCTTTGCAAGTCAATCTATTCTCTCCTCCATTCTTGGCTGGTCTGGAAGCTCTCGCCAATGAGTGACAACTAAGTCACGGCTACCTTCCTCACCAGTGTTAAAACCGTAAGAGAACCATGTATCACCGTCATAGCATCCAGTAAGTATACCACCAAAGTCTGTATAGATGAGAACTTGTCTTGGTGAATCTGGTAGATTGTCATTTACGCTGATCCAGCCGTTGTTAGGTGTTAGATTGCTCATTTCTTCCACCTCGCTGTTAAGCCAAAGAGTAAAACCGCTTTTGGTACAAGTTTTATTACTTATGAGATGAAATGGACAATCTTGACAAGTGAAATAATAGCATACACAATTAGCGAATTGCTCAAATTTAGTTGCCATTTCCTCAGCACTCAGATTTTTAAATTGCTCAAAATGCGTCATTCTTTTTCCTCCGTTCTTGGCTGGTCTGGAAGCTCTCGCCAATGAGTAACAGACTCAATTTCTGCTCCACGCATATCGTGCCAAATTCGTGAAGCTGGGGCATACCAACCGCAATACACTTCTCTTGTTTCAAGACACACAATTACATCTCTATATGAGTCCGGTAAACTCTCATTTATGCTGATCCAGCCGTCCGGCCGGTTAAAACTTGTCATTCCTGTACACATTGTCCGTCCCCCTTATCCGTCTACATGCAATAAAATGCAGGGCTTCCAGAAATCATCGTACTCATTGACTGTTTGTTCCACGAGGGTATTGAATTCATCGTCTGACAGATCCCGGTACTGTTCTTCTCCAGCCAGAACATTTTCCACATCGTCTTCAAAGTCATCCCTGTCTGTGTAGCACTTACACTCGTCAATTTGCTGTCCGCAGTCAAGAAATTCTCCTTTTTTCGCACTTACATAGCTGCAACTCATATAAGAATAGTCACCGTTGTTCGCATTGTCTCCTGCAAATACCAAAATCGGCAAATCCGGGTTTTCTACAATGAGCTGTTTTAGTTCATCTGCTGAGTGCAGCAGACCGGTCGGTTTTCTTTCTTCGCGAGTCATTATTTTTCTCCTTTAATATTCATACCACTTCTTGTGACAAACCGGGCAAAAGTCCGTGTCCAGCACAAACGGCTTACCGCAAACAGGGCAGTCCTCGTCAAACTGCACTAACATTACGCTGCGATGATCTTCCGGAGGTGTCCAATCGCCTCCAACAACACACGCCGTTGCATATACGCCCTCGGAGATAAACTGCCCAGTTGTTCTCGCAAGATCAGCAGCGTAATCTTTGATTTCAACCAGCGTTGGCTGCCTCTGGCTTCCGGTGAAGATGATTGCCGTGCCATCTTCATTCCATTCGTGCGTTATTTTGTTTTTTGCCATTCTTTCTCTCTCCCATTCTCGCAGCTGTACTGCCCCCTGTGTATCGTCTTTCCGTCCGGTGCCAGGTGGTTGCGGCAACCGTATTCATTGCTACCCAGGTTGCGGCCATACTGGCAGCGATCACAGCGCACATAGAATGCACATTGTTCAGCCATCTGTCCGTGTCCTCCAGTTCCGCAGCTCGACCTCCACATAGCCATCCAAGTCATAGGTCTTGAGCACTTGCAGCTCCACCACCTGCTTGTCGTCCGGGTATGCCAGGCCGTTCAGTGCATCCAGCACGATCTTGGCGATGTTGTCCGTGTCCGGCTTTTTGGTGGGCAGTACCCTGCCGGCCATCATCTCCACCTTACGCTTTTTGCTGGAACTCTTAGGAATGCCAAACGCTGCAATGATTGTTGCACTGACAGGCTCGTCCACGGCGAAGGCCATCAGATCTCCATATTCCTGCCGGTAGCAGAACCGCACCTCGTCCTCGTAGTCCTTGGTCTTCCTGGGCGTATATGTAGCAATATGGTCACCCCGGCGCACAGCCCGGTGCCGTCCCTTGCCCTGGGGCTCTCCCGGTATCGTCAATCGTACCATCATCTTGCTGTCACCAGCCTTTCATAGATCTGCTGGGCCATTGCTGCCGTGGCCAGCTCTTCATCTCCGTGAGCGTTCAGCCGCTTGGCGTACCGCAGCAGCGGCTCCGGATTGTTCTCATCAACAAGCATATACCCAAAGTCACCGGTGACGATGGGCACGCCCTGTTCCTGCATGGACTTGCGCTCCGATCTCAGGTCCCGCTCGCTAATGCGCGTCCGCCGTGCCAGGTCTTTGCCCCTCACCGGCATGCCGGGCGGGATCAGTGCGTCATAGATCAGCGCCTGCCGTGGTGTCAGTTTGTTCAGTTCCATAGGCCCTCCTAAAACTTGATGTCTGTGTTGTTCATGGTGTCCCGCTTGATCTGCTCCAGGTCGTAGGACGGCGGGCTTTGCAGTGCCCCGCTGTTCTTCCTGTCCTCTGTGCC